ACCTTGTCCAGCATCAATAAGTGCTAAACCTTCGTCGGTTGTTTCAGTTGGTAAGCCTTGCTGTTGAAGCTGTAATTTCCTTTGCTCCAAAGCACCACGTAAGCGAGTAAAATCACCAGTTGATTGAGCATCATTAATTATCGACTGATTACCAATAGCAAAGTCATTAACGCTTTTAAGTATTTGTTGTTGCCTGCCTTGCGAATCCGCTCGCTTTGCCTGCTCTAATTGAAATGGAGCTAATAAGGCTTGCTGATCTGCTTGTTGTTGTCTAATGCCTCTCGTTTGAGAGTTCATTAAGGCATTTTCAAAAATGTTTATAGCCTGCGACACTTGCGGAGATTTACCCTGCATCGCTATACGTGGATCAATAGCCATTAGCCTACCCCTCCGATTTGACCAGCTAAGTTAAATAAGTTTTGCTGGTTTGCAGTCCTTGCATTTTGACCTCCGATAATTCCACTAGCTAAAGCATTGCCTATGTCGGTTTGTTGATTAGCTAACTGAGATCCTACTCCTAACGCGGTGTTCGCTTGATTGCCAGCTAATCCCAAACCCTGACCTAACAGGCTTTGTATAGAGTTCTTTTGTTGCTGGATCAAAGGCGATGCTGTTAATAAGGCATTTTGATTTAATTGCTGAAGCGTATCTCCTGAAGATAATCGCCCTCTTGCTGCTGCGCTTTGTAGCGTTTGAGTGTTGGCGTTATCCAGGCCCAATTGAAACAAAGGGTTATTCTGAAGGAAATCGAATTGTGCATTAGGGTCTGTTAAGAAATTAGCGTTAGCTAACCCTTGTTGCCCTAACTGCTGAAATGGCTGTAAAAAACCTAGCCCTTGCTCTTTCCCTGCTTGTAGCTCAGCTAGTGCCGTTCGTCCTGACTCAGCCTGTAATGCTGCTGCATCTCTTGCTGCATCCTCACCACTAGAGGTTAAGCCTAGCGCATCACCTACTATTGACCCTGAAGCCAAATCACTAACAAATCCCATCTTGAAACTCCAATACATTTACATTATAAGTTTTACCGTTTTTTATGTAGTCGTTTTCTTTAACGCTCTTCACTTTGAAATCATTTAATAAAGCAAATGCTAAAACGTTTTTATATAAATCCGGTATCTCTGCGTAAAGTGGTAGAGTTCCCTTAAATAAAAGAGATTGTTCTCCAAAATTAATCGCGTATTCTTTTCTATGCTCTGGCAATACTTGCAGGTGGCATTTATTACCGTCTAAATATTTGTGATAAACCATTAAGGCTATTATTTGCCCGTTAACATAACCACCGATATATAAATAATCATCATTTACCGGTGGCTCAAAGTTTTTTGCTAAAGGACTGTTATCGTCTGTTATTGTATCATAGATAACAGGGTTGCATAATATCGCTTTAATATCATCGATACTGGTTGTTTCTTTAACTATCAAATTTCACGACCTGTTACCGTAAAGTAAATAGAAGCAAGGGCTGAACACTCAACTTTTAAGAATCCACCCGCAGGTATCACTTGATTAACAACGCCTATGCCTAAGTCATTCTCGCCCCACACAACCACTTTAAATGGTACTTGTGGCTGCTCTGCGCCTGTGCTTGATGTTATGTAAGCCTTGTAGCTTGCGTTAACTGCTGACGTATTGGATGCGGTAAATGACTCAATGACAATATCCTGACCAACAGGCGCAAAGGCTATCACCTGCGGAGTATCAACGATAGTAACTGTTAAGTTATCTGTTATTTGTTTTACTGCCATTACCCTGTCGCCTCTAAACTCGTTACTGTAGCTATTATATTTGATGAGCTTGTTAGGTTTGAAAATATAACCCTGAAGTTATCACCTGTTGAAGCCGATACCAACCCACCTATAGGAACAGTGGTCGGTGTAGGGTTCTGGGTTTGCGCTCTTGTTTTTTCAAGCCCTGAATCTGTAGCTGTTCCATCCCAATTCTTAGCTATGCGACACTCTAAAACGTCAGATCCTCCACCTGATTTATCTATGGTGGCACGCCCTTCGATAACAATATCTATATCTCTTTCACCTACGTATTCCAGATATCCCGCTGAGTTTATTATAAATCTATCAGCTATATCACCAACCCAAACAGCAGTTAACGGAGTGCCTATTTCGTACCAATCACCGGCCCCGCCCACTATTATTGTTTCGCTGCCACCACTTAAATACAAATCACCAGCATTTTGTGTGTCTCCTATTCCTGAGTTGCTACTGAAATCCCATCTAATGTCATTCTTAGCCACTCCAGATACAGCAACCATACCACCACCATTAAGCGTGGAAAGATTCACTACCGCGAGCCTGTTCGCGTTTATATTCCCGCTATTGGCTAAGCCCTTTATTGCTACAGATCCTACAGGTGCTTCAGGTTCAAAGTTGTTTATTTCTAGGTTGTCGATGCTTGCAGTACCAAGGTCTACAGCTATATGACCTGAATTAGTAGAAACTTGTAGTAGTCTGATTATAGAAAATGTGTTTATGGTGCCCGCTAATGAAAAGCCCTGGCCTGTAACACCAAAAAATCCAGCGTTTGTAACACCTACGCTTACACCATTAAATAACCCTATGTTGACACAAGATAAACACAAGCTGTTAAATAAATTAAATATATTTAAAGTGCCCGAACAACCAAAAATCGTACCGTTAGCACAAGAAAACCCTAGATTGTTAATTTGCCAATTAGCACTGGCGCTATTAAACATTACGCCTGTACCAGTGTAAATCAATGATAGTGCGTATGGCCCTATGGATGATATTTCAGCACCCGAAAGAACTGTAAATGATTTAGCGGTGGATAATTGATTGCCAATAAAAAAACGAGTATTAGCATCTAGCGTTATTGTTGTTGCGTCTTGAGTTGGGAAGTCAGCCTCTTCATTTATAACTATTACGTTTTGAGGTTGCGCTGATAGGCTAGTATATAACTCTAAAGTCATATCATTTAACTTAGTTGTATAGTTAAATGGCGTATCGCCTAACTTGTCATTAGGAGCTAAAGATTTTGGGTTTAATATTTGTCGTGCCATTATGCTGTCACCTTATCCATTGTCCATTCGTCTGCGTCCATCGTAAAACCTTCTGTCTCCATCGTGAAATCAGGAAGGCCGTTAATTTGTTTTTGCATCCATTGTACCTGTGAGCTAAATCCGTTGCTATTTGAGTTTTCTAAATCAGCGATAGGGTCTGTACTGCCGCCTAACTTCTGATAGAGTTGAAATAAAACGGTGTTTTGTTGCTCTACGAATGCCCTGACCTCTTTATCTTGAAGAAAAGCCCGCGGCACTCTTAAAAACGGTGGTGGGTTAACTGGATTAGCCATTATTTCCCCGCAAGCCTTAAGTCTATAGTCGCGCTAAATATAGAATAGTTAACAGGGTCGGTTGATGATATGCGAAAGATGCGATCATAAAAAGTCTCTAAATTAAACCATTCAACCTGTAGTGTAAACTCACCTAGACGACCAACGCGAGGCCATGAACCTCCATTCCACGTATTGCCGCCATCGTCTGAATACTCAATCATTATGCGAGGGTTGTCACCTTGCCCGTCAATAACGCCCACACCAGTTTCCATGATGAGTTTGAGTGCTGACATTTGAACTCGCTTACCCTTGGCGCCTAATAAGCCACCATTAACGCTCTGTGTAACGCGTATTCTCTGTATTGGCTCATCATTGTTTTTATAGGTATTCATATCTAAATTATAAATATTACCGTTAGATACATCAGCAACAAACAGTTTGCCGTAAGCCTCTAGTATTGTAGTGCCTTGATAACTTGCTGAGTTTAAAGGGCCGCTTACGCCGCTAGCAATCTCAAACCATCCATTCACACCCAAACTTTCACTGACTACAAACGTTTTGTTTCCACTTGGAAATGTAATGGAGTAAAAGTTTTGCCCCTCAAAGGTAAACGTATTTCCGATAGCATCATCAACCTTGGAGTATTTCTGTATTTCATTTGATATTGCATCGGTGCTAATTCTATTTTTAGAACCCGCTACAGCTTGATATATAGCGAAGTCATCACCTAACCAGTAAAATGCCTCATCAGTTTCAGCTATTGAGTTAATGGCAGTCAAACCAACGGTAAATATTCTACCTTGTAACTTCTCAATAGGTGGCGATCCTACTCCTGAGTTATACCATCCAATAATAGACCTCACTCCGCAACGGTATATAATCTCATCGTAAACATAATCACGAACAAGATCATCAGGCAGCGTTTCTTCGCCCACTATATTCAACCCACTAGCTTCAGCCCCGTTGCCAACGTCAGATATAGTGGTGAACTTATCAAAGGTGTATATAAATTGATTGTTAAGAAAGTCAACAGACTTAGCGCCTGTTATATTAACGTTGGTTACTTCACTGACTGCATTAGTATCTGTTGTGTACTGCCAAACCCGATCACCAGGCACGACAATAAACATATTGATACCATCATCCGCCATAATGCAGCGCTCTGCCCCAGGCACTGCCCCGCGTAAGGTGTGAGTTCCATCACTAGATATTTCATAAAGGGTAGTTCCTTTTACCTGATAAAGAACTTCAGCCATACGATGAAATCCTCGATCAGCACCTGTAGCGTTGCCTATTAGCTTTAAGCCAGGAAAGGGTAGCAATACATACGACTCTTTGCCTTGCTCACTAAACTGTTGATACCAATTCTGTGTACGCTGGCTAGATAAAGGTCTAGAGCGACTCTGGTATGATGGTCCTGTAACATTGACAGGTATTGTTTGAAATGTCATACGATCATACCGCATTCAACACTCATCGCAGGAGCAGGCCCGTAACGGCCTTTTTTATCCGCTTTATTCGCACCTTTAATTGCGCCAATAAATAATTGTATGTACTTGCTTGCTTGCTGATCGTCTTGTGAATATGAAAACAATTGAGCTAGTGCGCCGTAAAGATAAATACTTGGATGATTAGTTAATATATCGTTAGTTTGATTGTCTTCAGTTAACGGCGTTGCTTTTCTATAGTATTGTATTTCTATTGTGTATTCAGAGTCAGGCACTTTATCAAACTGTATCTCGTTACCAACAACGGAAAAAAATGTAGGTCGACCACTTGCAACACGCTTCCTCATCTGCTCAGGGGCCTGAAATCTTAATCCCCCTCCATCATCATTAGTAACTAGCCTTACGCTTCGCGCTGACTCAAAATTATCAGGCAATGAAAGGTACTGCCCTGCCGTCAATGCTGTTGATATAGTTTCCATACTTCGAATAGTTAATACCTC